TTAAATATATGGTATAAATCTAACACCAAAGTATTCAGGTTTTGAAATCATTCCATCGTATCTTCTATTTAAAAGTATTCTTCCTATGCTATTTGTATTCTTGCCAGCAATCTTCCGAGCAAAATTGTTTGGTACAAAATCTGCAATCTGCAGTCCAGGATCATTATTTGTTTTCTTTCTAAACAAAACATTATTTAAATGCTTCTGCACTAAATATTCAGGAAATAATAATGTTCCTCTGGCTTTAATCATGTAAAAAGTCGACTGTACAGCAAGATTTGTTTTATCATCGTCTTCAGTTGCTCGGCTCTCAAAAATAACATTTCCGCGTCCTTCGTGCTTTACAAGAAAATTAACGTAATTTTCTACCACAATCTGAGTAGCAATCTTATAAGAGTCAATAGGTCGATTAAGATTATTTAAATTGTTTACCTTTTTTGCGTCTACAGCAGCACCGATAATTGGTAATGAATTTTTTTCAATAATATTACCCACGCCATTTATTAACGTATTATACTTCGTTCGATTAGAGAAAATTTTATATTCATTTCCAAAACGTTTAGCGAGTTTTTCTCTGCGCTGAGTACTGCCGTGTAAAATTTGATTTGCTAGCATTTGATGCAATACAATTGATTCAGCGGTATGAATGCGTAAATTTGACCATAATGTTGCCTTCAAAGCTTTTACTTCATGATCTACACTATCCACTTGATCATTCTTAATTACAACACCTGCTAGCGCAAAAAAATTTTTGTCAACCAAGCTTTCATCCAGGTAAAGTGTATATTTATTTAGTTTAATGGAATCGCCCCCATAGTATGTACTAATAATACAATCAAATCTCAATATTTAAAAGTTTTTTATCTTCGTTTAATTGTACTATGACTATAGACAACAAAACAAACCTGTGATAAACAAAAATTCCCCACACCAGCTATTGCCAGTGTTGGGGGTTCTTGTTTTGTCTAAAATTACAACTTTTGTAGTTAAAAATCAATTTGTATTATATTGTCAGCATCCCTAATAGGATTTGCATTTTTTCACCAAAAAGGCAAATTATTAACATTGTATCTACTTGCTTCATTTAACTCGTAATTTATCTCTAGGATAAATCACTGTCTCAATAGTTAACCATTCATTTTAGCCAATTTGTTCATATCTGTATTGTACCGTTTGGCAATCGACCACCAACTATCGACCGAGCGTTACAGTAGATTGAGTTGCCTTTTAGTGAGATAGTTATTTTGAGAAATAATTGTCTGGCTAGGATACGATTCTGCACTCAACCACTTCGCTTCCTCGCATTACAGCAGGGTTAACCCAATAAGTCAACTAGGAGGGATAATATGAGTCAATTTAATCATTTAAATGATATACCGGATAAAATAATGAATTGTTCAAAATGTGGAAAAAAGTTTAGTATTTCTATTAGTGATGGATCAATGTGGGGAGGCCATGATTCAGAATCTATTCAATGTCCTTGGTGTGGCGCTAATAATGGTAAAGAATACGGTGGGGATATGATAATGGTTTTTACAAGTAGATTAAAATAGTTAACTTAAACCTCGTTTCAAAATTGGCGTTAAGTCTACAGACTCAGTATAGGAAATTAGCAACTACTATATTATATTTGGACCATAGAAAATAGGATTGATTTCACTAACTTTGAAAAAACAAGAAAGTTGTTAAATTAGACTTTAGCTTGTTCGTTTCGCTTATACCAATTTGAATTCACAGAATTAGGATAACGAAGCGTTGAGTTACTAGGCTACTTCGAATACGTGTGTGTTATGTAAACTAGCTTAAAATAGTGCTATAATAAAAAACGTGTTCAGGAATGAACTCATAACTTAGTTTTTCGTGTTTACAGTAAGGCCTATTCTTAATTGAATAGGCTTTTTTAAGTTACTCTAGTGGTTGCGTCTATTTTTGAGAATGATATACTGTGCTTTGTGTTACAACATGACACACTACTTTCATTTAACTGGGTGTAATTGATCTGAGTTGACGCAGGTTAGTTATCTCTAAATTAGCACAATAAAAAGGCCTGTTCTCAATTGGATAGACCTTTTTACTTTATTGATTTTAATGTTATTATAATAATGTATGTGCCATTTATAGGGTAAACGGCTATCTTTTTTAGGGTAGTCGTTTTTTATTGCAATTTAATGAGAATGAGCTAAAATGAAGTTGTCTTACTTATTAAGGACTCATGATGTTTCCGCTTTAAAGTAATACCTTCTTGGTGAGCACTTACCCGGGTGCCCACTTTTTTAATGGTTGCAACTAGCGTTAATAATGATATACTATGTTTGTGTTGCATGACCTTGCACACTACTTTCAGTGACAAAACCGCACAATAAAAAGGCCTACCCTCAATTGGATAGACCTTTTTTACTTTATTCTGTTTTGTCGTCTACTTTAACGTCAGCACTAATATCAGTCACATTAGAGACGGACGCACTAGTTGGCGCTTTATCAGCTTGGCTAGTTGAGTCTACCTCGTTTGTGGCTTGTTCTAAGGTGCCTGTCGCGTCCTCTGAGACGTTTACAGTCTGTACGTCTGTAATTACCCCTAGCATACCTAGGATGGTTAATACCGTGTTAACAACGGCCACAATACTAGTCCAGTCACCAGCAAATTTAATCCCAAATACAGCTAGAATTTGCTGAATTAGCACGATTAACAGTGAAATAATACCAGCTATCAGCTTACCATTAAATGAGCCGTCAGCATTCTTTAAACTAATCTTTTTCATTTCCTTTGGCTTCCTTTTCATATAGATGTTTAAATTCAATGTCATGACCATCTAACCGGCCTTCTACCTTAATGACCCGATTTTCAATAGCGTTCATTGTGGCGGCATTTTGCTGTCTCACTTTTAAGCTTTCATCGGTAAAACGGCTAAGGCGCTTACCTAAATTATTAAGTGGGATGCGGACCGTTTTATTTAAAATCCAGTTAGTTAACACACAAACACTAGTGATAATGGCAACAATCGATCCCCATTCATCCCAGCCTAATCCTAATAGTGTATGCAATTACCGCACCACCAATCGCTGTCCAGGATAGATAGTGGTGTAAATTGTCTTGCCGTTCTGACTAGCCAGTGTGTACATACTTAGGCCGTTGTGCTGAGCGATTGACCACCAGCTGTCTCCGGATTTGACTGTGTAATACGTGTGAGAGACACCAACAACTCGCTTACCATAGTTAGCGCCGCCATTAACACCTAACGCAATGTAACCATTCTGGCCATTAGCACGCCGATAACGAGCCCAGACGTAGTCTGACTTAATTAAGACTTGATTATATTGAACACCTTCCCCAGGATAATAAGTTGCCACTTTACGATAGGCTGTACCAGCCCCATTACGCACATTTAAAATTGTGTTAGGGTAGAAAGTACCGTTTTGATTGTAGGTTTGCACCACGGCGGTATTTTTTAGGTGTGGAACTCGGTTTGTCTTATTAGTAACTTTACCCTTATTAGCAGTTTTGTTCTGCTGTTTGACTGCGGCCTTATTGGTTGGTTTAACTTTTGATTTTTGGTCCGCCGTGTAATAGTTATCATTTAGCTGGCTAACATCAAAGCCACCATAGCTGATCCGGAACTTAGCCGTTGATGACCACTGCCAAGCGTGGTTACTGGAATACCAATTTTTGCCTACTGGATTATACGGGTAAGCTGCAACCCAACTCGTTTTGCTCTTGATGGTCATCTTATTGTTAGCCCATGATCCAGACGTGTAAATATCAGCCCGGTAACCAAACTTCTGAATTTCTTGCATGAAGGCCGCATTGTTGCGATCATTGGTCGCTTTCGACTGGTTGTTAGCTTCCTGTGATTCCACGTCCGTTGCTAGCACTGCACCAATTGGCAACCCAGCCGCTTTGGCCGTGCGACCAGCAAAGTCCGCTTCGGCAATTGCTTGTGCTTTAGTCGCATACCGTGCAAAGTGGTAACCATTGATATATAACCCCGCGGCTTGAACATTGGCAATGTTGCTTGCGGCATAGGGATCTTTATACGTGCCGCCTTCACTAATCTTGACAGTTACAGCTTTCACGCCAAACTCGTTACGCATGGAAACATATTCGGCCGTAGACATGTAGCCGTTGTTATTCGACACATCAACCATATCCATGCGAGCGGCGTTAGCATTTAGCCCTAAAAAAAGAGCCGCCATTGTGACCGCTCCAGATAAAATTAACTTATTTTTGAGATTCACTCGTACTACCTCCTTCCTAATTTGGCAAATTATCAACCTGTTTATCAACGACTTTAAGCCGTTGAACAATGAATGCTTGCAGTTGCTTAAAATCGGTTAACTTTTTACTTGGCTGGTTCGGCCAGATTACCTGATCATCTGCATAGTCATTTGGACTAATCTTATTCATGTAAGTTCGGTACAATCCAACAATATGGTCAGCACTCAACACACTCTTCCGCAGTTCAGCGTACCGGGGTTTAATATCAGCGGCAAACAATTGAACGTACCGGTTCAATAGCTTGTTGTTATTAATTTTAGCGGCATCATCCCAATAGCTAGCGTTAACATCACGTAACTCAGTACCGTCCCACTTTAAGCCCCAGGTCGAATCAAGATCATAGCTTAGGACGTTCCATTTGGCACCATCATAGGTCGTCAACACAACGTTCTTAACCCATGCGTCAGCGTTATCAATGACGTTATTAAAAATCACATGATCACGCAATGAGTCCAAGTTGATGTGCTCACCTAGATGGGCCTTGAAGTCGTCATCCGTTGATTCATTTACAAACTTAAGTAAAGCGTTGAGCTTCTCATGAATGTCAGTCGTAATCGTCTTAGGAAAATCAAGGCTGTAGTCAGTACCATCTAAAGCAGCGGCACTTTCCTTAAAGTTGCTGGCCGGTGTAATATTCTCAGCCTCAACCGCAATATGATTGGCATTGCTAGAATCCATATTAAACAGCACGTCATCTTTGCTCGTGTTGAGTGTGAATAAGCCCAAGCTAGTACCGTTATTTGTTACAGTTACTGGGAATCCTTGAATCTGGCTTAATCCCGGATTACCTAATTGCTCTTTTAACAAGTCCCCCCGGCTAAAAGCAACTTCTTTAGCCAACTGCGCATTAACCAAGTTACGGGCTTGTGTTGAATCAATATAGTTAGCCTTCAACACATATTCGCTATCAATCGGCCAGTCATTTCGCAACTGAACCTTTAATTTAGTTGTGGCTGACGCATCACTATACAACTTAATCTTGTAGTTTTTCTTGTCCCACATTAGCGAACTGTTTCCCTGCCATTTAATCTGTGCATAGGCTAATAAACTCTTAGATGGTAGGTTTATCCGTACACTAATAATTGCAGCATTATCATGCGTAATTTTACCTAAATCACCATTCAGTTCTACCGTTGGTAAGCCATTCGCTTGTTTGACCAATGATTGGTTGAGTTCATTTAGTGCAAATTTCTTTGCTCGGTGGACCCGGACGTTAGTCACAAAGAAATCAACATTGGCCGGACTGTCAGCGTAAATTGCTAGCTTCATTTCAGTGACCGCATTAGCGGTGGCTTTATCCAGCGTATCATTAATAGTAGGGATAACCGTTTTAACTGAGACGTCCTTTTGGCGTAATGCGTCAAAACTATCAACCAGCACTTTACCAATGATGTTGCCGTTCTTGTCATAACAAATTTCCATGATTTTAAATCGACCACTACCACTTGGCTGATTATTCATAAAATCAAACGAAGCTTCCATGTTCCAGGTTTGTGCACCACGGTTACTGTACTTAACGTCAGCAAAGTTCATAAATGACACATAAGTCCCCAGATAGCCAGTCGTGTTGTCGTTGCCAACAACGTGTAACCAGTTACGGCCATTAAAGTCCAGTAAACTCAACGTAACGTTATTGTTTGGATAGAATGGCAAGACCTTATTTTTAATAAAGTTCCCGTTCTTCACCAAGTTTTGGTAATCAAAAATTTCCCCCTGCTCGGCATCGAGGACCACATCGTCATGCTTTTTCAATTTAAAATCCGTTACATAGAAGTCTACGGCATCTGCTTGGCTATCGATCACCACAAAATCCACAGTTGAAATATTATTCGCATCACTATACAAGTCAATCAACCTTGGCACGAACACGTTAACGATCTGATCAGACTGTGGCGTAACAGTAAAAGTGTCCAATTGCTTAGTAAGCAGCCCGACACCATTAGCATCCTTTAGGACTGCTTTAATCACATAAGTCCGTAAACTAGTGGGATGACTATTAATCAGGAAGCCAAATTCAACTGGCCAGTAAGTAGGTCCAAAGTTCTTGTCTGGATAACGATCAACTTGCCAAGTATAGAAAACACCCTTATTAGCAGTCGTATTATCAATACCAGTAACATGCAGCCACGTCTTGTGATTGAAATTAATAATTGTCATAATTTCGGCGGTTACATTAGCTTGGAATGGCACATGGGTTTGCTTAGCAAAGTTACCATTCTGAATGAAGTTGTCATAATCAAAATAAGCGTCTTTATCATGATTGATTGCATCTAAGTTATCTTTAGCTAGACTAAAATCCGTCACAAAGAAGTTAACGCCGTCAACTTGATTATCCATGACGCAAATATCGATAAATTCAGTCTCTGACGATGCCTTAAAGAACTTAGACAACGGTGGTAAATAGGTCGCCACATTGAAGTCTGTCAATGGTGTTAGTGAGAAGTCTTCCATATCGGTCGTACTGAGTAAGTTCTGATCCTTATCCAGTAAATGATACTGAATTGAGAAGTCATGTGTCTTAGTAGCCGCATTTTGGATCACAAATTTTAATTTAGTGATCCAATAGTCATAACCATACGTTGCAATTTCGGGATCACTAAGTGACAACCGATAACGTACGCCTTTGTATGGTGTCGTATCCTCATTACCAACGACATGTAACCAATTCTTTTGATTAAAATACATGATACTGAAAGTCGCGTTAGCGCTGAGCAGCTTGAATGGATCATAGGTACCGTCATTAAAGTCACCATTCTTGATCAATGACTTTTGATTGCGAATGAAAGTGCTAACCTTTTGCATCTCTTTGTCATCAATACCGGTACCCTGATAGACGCCACCATCTTGCCAACCATCATTATAGTAGGCGTAGCGGTGACCGTCATCATTAGCCACAAAGATTCCCGGGGTGCCAGTTGGGTACTTAGACTTTAAGGTTGCTAAGCTATCAATGAACTGTGGGGTGCCGTTACCCAGATTAGTGAAGTACGTCTGTAATTTAGAATTAGTTTGGTCTTCAAACTGAGCTAATTTGGCACGAGTAACTACATTACCAGCATCAATCTGAGCTTGAACAGCACCGACTGCGCCAGCTAGCGTGGTTAGCTTCTCGTAGTTCAAATCTGATAGTTCCTGTAAAGTTTGCAGTGTCGCATCTACCTTGACCTTTAATGCCGCAATGGCAGCCGCCGCATCCTTGCCAGACTTGTCAATGATAGCAAGCAACTGCGTATACATATCTTCAAACGGTGTAATATAGTCCGCTGGGATCAAGCCACTAATAACCTTATCGGCTAGAACTTGTAGATCAAATTCCAACGTGGTAATGCTAGCGCCATCCTTCATAATACGGAAGAACGCTTGTACATAGCTCCCAGCTACCGCAAAGGCTTGTTTAGGCATGTCAAAACGAAACTGACCATTTACTGGATCAATTGCCACCCCGTGCTTAGCATCTAAGACTTTGTGTACACCGTCTGGGAGAATCCCTTCAAACCAATAATTACAGCCAGTTAAATCAAACGGCGACCCATCTTCGTTCTTCATCGTGACAAAGACTTGCCGCATTCCATCTTCGTATTGCCGGGCCTGAACCCAATTGGAATTGGAATCCTTAAAATCAATCTTGAAATTCTGAATGTCATCAACAAGATTACGTTTATCTTTACCAATCACATATGTTAAGCTTTGCATTATTTAATCACTCCTTGTTCTTTTAGAATTGCCGTGACAACTAAACGAATTATGTCTTCATCAGTACCCAACGTGATCCGCTTAATTTTGTCATTTATTTTTTGCTCCATGTAATTCAGTGCCTGGTCGTTAGCATCTTGTTGATTTTTCTTATCAGTTTCATCGGTTTGCTTATCATCAGAGATAAGCTTTTCGATATCGTTCACGGCTTGCTCGATTGTTTCAAAATTGGAAATTAGCAAATTCCTGAAAGGTGAATCATTCACTGCTGATAGTTCGTTTGTCGCTAATTTGATCGCCATTTTTATCGTCTCCTTCTATCTTTTTCCAAGTAACGTTACCATCATTATCAATGCTAGGTGACCATGCAGTCCCATCTGGTGAAGTTAACTGCCCCATTAAAGTTAGTCGTTGATCCAATTCATCATTGGTCAATAATTCTGGCTTATTGGCGACCTTATCCCAGCTAATTGGAAACTGCATTGAAAGAATCCCAATTGCTTGTTGCACCGTCATTTTATCCATTTACAGCACCACCCAACGCATTAAGTCTGCCAAGTGTGTTCGCATCAATAATCAAGTCATTGCCGTTTATAGCATCAAGTCCGGCTTTTAGCCGTGCAATCTGTTTACCAGAGTCGCTATGCGAAGTCTGCAATATTGCAGTGATTTGCGTAAAACTTTTTGATATATTTCCAAATGTCACGCTTGTCGTCGCTGGGTTAACTAAATCAATCACGGTTTCACTTATTCGAGTTTCAACATCAACACCGTTGCGATCTCGAATATAGCCGTAATTTCCAATTGAACTGTCGTTAATTACACCAGAAACTCCGTTATTTTTGAAATTGTTAAGCGTAGCCGTGCGCTGAATTAACGGCACATCTTGTAATTTAGATTTCAAATAAGCCAGCAAGGTGTCGTTACTTGTAAAGCGTTCATCAGAAATTGGATCTGCGTCAATCACGCCCCACGTTTTTGCGTTAGGGCTGGTATATTCAGCAGTGGCAAGGGGCTTTTCCTTGTCGTCTAACTTTCCCGTGCCTTTAATATGAGTTGCGATTTTTGTGTAATCACTCTCATCGGTCAACGAGCTAAGGTTCAATCTATCTAGCCAAACAAAAGCATCACGCTTACCGATTCGTTTATAAATATCGATGTGCTTCCCCGTGCTAGTCCATTCAAAGCTAAAATCGCTCATGAGCGTGTTCAAAAACAAGTCAAGTGCCATACCAGTACCGAAACCTTCAGAAAAATCATAATGATTGAACTCATCATGAATCGTATACGTGAAGCCCGTACCTTCAGTAATTAGCTGCATACAGCTATCAAGCGACTGGGATCCATTTATACTTTTCCCAACGTAATGGTCGTTTAAATCGTGCACAGAGCCTAGAAATGTTGCTCTAACATTGCGATTGCCACCGATGTTAGACCCATTCATGGTCTGAATGCGATAAGCTTCGCCACTATCAGAATCCAGCAAAAGCGTGCGTGGTTGTAACATTTCCACGGCAGGCGCATTCGTCCCCGTATTAATGAACATCAATTCCAACTGTGCCACCTGATTCACGGTTTTAGTCAATTGTGCTGAAATTGGGGTAATTGGCAGTTCGTTACCTGTTACATCACGTAAATAAAGCATTGTCACACCTCCTAAACGTAGTAGCGTGTATCAAACTCCAAATCAAAATTCGTTGCACCCGCTACCAGTAATTCATTAATTCCTTTGACGTAATCTAAATAGGCATGATTCCCTTTGTTGTAGACATTCACGCCATCTACAACTGGAACCATGCCATATAAAATTAGGGTTTGGGATTTCTTCAACGCTTGATTCAACCGAAACACTTGTCCCGTAGTTTTGTTAGTAATCGATAATTGACTAGCCACATCTCCATGGAAGGTTAATGTGGCCGTTTTGCCATCAGCCAACAACGGAATTGAGCCACCAACAAACACTTTGACATCGCTTTGATTGGTGAAATAATACGGTGGTAAACATGTAAACGGAATATCGAATCCTAATGGAATGTTATTCTTCATGTTGGCAGTGGTGTTAATTGTCTCGCCAAATCCACCAGTAACAACTAGGTTAACTGTGATATCCTCCGTCATAATGGGTGACGCCTCATAAGGTTCTATATTAAACCCATCATCTGCGTGAACCGGCCAACGAATTGACGGAATAACACTGCTAACGACATAAAAGTCCTCGTAGCCACGAAATAAATCAAACAGCTTCAACCGCATTAGTTCTTGGTCAACTGAGTCAATTGTTTTGACATCAAACACTAGTGGTATCTTGCGTTCGCTCGTGTGTGTTTCAGATGAAGCCACATTGTACTTACCAACTGGCGTGTATGTTCGAGTGAACGTTGGTGCAGGTGGTGAAAACTTTTCTACTTGAATACCCAAATCAGATAGCCAGTAATTACTGCCATCCTGTTGAATCACTTGAATATCTAACTCCATCTATTTGCCTCCTCTCGCTCGATCAATGACAACATCTTGACCTAGAGCCAGCTTAATTAACGGATACTGGGCATTAAAGAGGACGCCATTATCTAGTTTGGCAGTGATGTTAACTGTCTTGCTAGTAATTGCGTCCACTAATGACTTGACCATGCCTAGTACCTCACCAGTTCCGTTCGCCGCTGCACCACTGACCGCGACAGGCCCACCGTTATTAGGAGCATCTACGGGAATGGTACTCTTTAATCCAGCGGCTTGTTCCGCACTTGTAGCAACAAAAGCCTGCTGACCAAATGACATCTTGACAGCTTGGTCCGTTAAATACTTGCTGTAATTCGACTGATCATCCGGAATATGAATTTCACGTTGGTTATGCTCAGATACCCATGCTAATTGCTTTTCATAGGACTCACCACCCTTGTCAAAACGACGATGACCGCTTGGCCCGGAAGCTTGTCCACGCCACTCGCCATATTTGCCGTTATAACCTACACCAATATCTGAACTCCAATTGCTATCGTTAAAAAACGCTAATAATTGATCCCATGCAGATAAGATGTTGTGGTGCCCGGGTAGTGCGTAGGTATCAAAAGTAGATCGCTTGTATTGTAGTAGCCCCATAGCTGGGCCTGTACCGTCACCGTCATCAATTCCTCTAATGTGAGCATTGCCGCCTGATTCGTTCTTAATCAAGTATTGTAATTGTTTTAATTTTTCACCGTCTATGCTGGTCTTCATAGCAAGCGCTGCACGTTTAATCATGCTTGGATTGTACGTTGCACCGCCGCCACCCAAGTCGCCTAGACTGTCCTCAAGTTTTTTCAACCAGCTAGTTTGTTTCTTTTCCCATGATTTTGTATCAGGTCCGAAATGACTTTGTGATCCACCTGGAAACAGGTTCATATCAAAACTTGAATCTATTAATTTTCCCCAGTTCTTAATAGGGTGCTCCATGAACTTCATAGCATCACCAAATAGGTTCTTGATCCAATCAACGATGTTGCCACCGGAACCAGTCGCAAACATTGGCAACCCCATCATTTTAAGAATTGGTGCCGCTTTTTCAGTATCCTCACCTGAAAAGACTTGAGCGCCGACAGGCAAGTGAGTCACAGTTGGAACAGCCGGTGATAGTCCTAATGATCCGTTGCCGTAATCAATCAATTCTGGCTTATAACCATCACCAACTATCGCGGTTTCAGGGCTGGTTATTTTGCCATTGGTACCGGTTTTATGTGGTATCCCTGTCGTTATGCTTAACTTGTTTTCAGTTGCTGTGTAGGAACTCTTGCCACCGACTGCTTTCGACAATGCGTTAACACTGGATCCGCCTTGATCTAAGTTATGAGCCACACCTTTTCCAACCCCACCAGCAGACTTCAGGGGGTCGTTGGCTTTCTCAACTAAGCCTTGATTAAATGATTCCATTGTATCGTTACCAGCACCAACGGCTTTTCTACCCAACGTCAGTTCACCTTGAATTGAGTGTGCGGCTCCGGTTGCAGTGTTGATTGGAACATGTTTCTCACCGTTGATGCCATCGTTATAGCTATCCATGGTTGCACGACCACTTGCACCAATATCAATATTAGTCTTCCCCTTAACCATCGCTGCTAATACTTTCAAGTAGTTTTCAGTTGAAATTTTCTTATCAGCATAAGCCTTGTTAAGCGTATCCATAGTCCAACTACCTTCGCCACGAATATTAATCTTTGCGCCACTCTTTACTGCTGACTTTAGCTTATTTAATGCAGTTTTAGCACCAGGGATTCCCAAATCAATACCAGTTGCTAAAGTATCAATATCTTTTTTCCCAATATTTTTCAAATTATGATCAAAAATATTAGAAATTGCTTTACCATAACGTGTTTTTAAATCACTCTTGGTAATGATACCTAAATCCAAGCCTAATTTTAGTGATTGAATATCACTTTTACCCAGCTTAGATAAGTCTTGCTTAAAAATAGCAGCATATTGTTTGCCATAGCGACTTTTCAATTGAGCGTCAGTTATATCACCACTTTTGAGTCCTTCTTTTAAAGTCGCTATATCAGTTTTTCCGAGTTTTGATAGGTCCTTAGGAAACAAACCGGTAATATTGTCTCCAAATTGTTGTTTCAAATCTGAAATAGTTACGACCCCATCGGTTAACCCTTGTTTCAGAGTATTCATTTCTTTTTCACTCAGCTTAGATAAGTCGTGTGGAAAAAGACCAGTAATTGTATTTCCAAAAACAGGAGCTAAATCTTTCAAAGATAAGATTCCCGTTGAAAGACCTGATCGAAGCTCTTCCTGTTCAGAATTAGTTAAATCACTGATATTCTTTTTGCCGTCATCTTTGAAGCCAGTTAGAATTGAATTAAAATACACTTGCGCTTCTTCATAACCCTGTTTGCTACCAGATTTTACATCAGTCCAAAATTGTTGTGCAGTTTTGTATCCGTATTTGCCAAGAGAAATGTTTGCAGCGCTATCAGAAAGATCAAGTCCCCATTGCTTAGCGACATTGGCTGGATTTCCCAAAGTACCTTTATTCAAAGACTTAACATAATTATCATGCGTTTTTTCAGCACTTGCGGCCAATTTAGCACCTGCTTTTGTTGTCTCCGCCAGCATATTATTGGCATCCACCTTTGCTTGTGCAGCAGCAGTAGAGCTGGACATCCCCATCGCTTCGTAGGCTTTTTCCTGAGACTTCTGGAACTTAGCTATATTCTTTTCAATGGTCCCATGCGCATTGACTTGATCATCAATGTATTTCTGGTTATCTCTCTTATGGTCCGCAATCCATTTGGCTGCCGATTCTTCGCTGTTGCTGACATCGTCCCAATATAGCTTTTCCTTTTTACCATTTTCATCAGTAATCGTTTTTGTATACGCATCATCAAGCGTTTGCTTTGTGCGTAAGCTTTCACGACCATTGTTGTTATACGCATCGCCGGCTGCCTTTTCAGTTTTGATGTATTCCAGTGAGGCCTGTGTTTGCTGCTTATTACGTTTAGCATCTAGCATGGCAAGCGCTTGGTCGTATTGTTCCTTACTAATTTGATCATTTTTTCTCAGCGAGTTTAACTCAGATAAGCTCTTTTTATAACTATCACTTGCTTTGCTATAAGTCTTGGAATATGCCGAATCTGCTGACTTTACGTCTGCCTTATACATGCCATCAGTAATAGTTCCGTGTTGTTGAACGTAGGCTTTATATAATGCTTGTTGGTCTTTGTAAGCCATACCAAACGCAGATATTTGAGAATCAATGTAAACTTCAGCCTCATTTAGCTTGGCTTTTTGAGTAGCAGACAACTTAGAGAAGTCACCGTCAACTGACTTTAAAATGCTCTCCATCGTTTTTTTAGCTTTTTCAAGCTTACTAGTTTGCCCATCAGCCCGCTTATCAACACCCTTTTCGACTTGCGTTACCCAGCTATTACCAGCACTTCCAAAGCTTCCAGATAAGTCGGATAGTGCGTCCATCCCAGCCTTTTTAGTCTTGGAAAACTGTTGTTCAACCAAACCAGCCATCTTACTGTATTTAGTAACCACATCGCTAGATAATTGTTTAGACTGCTTACCTACCGCAGTGTCCAATAGTGCCATATCATTCTTGGCTTTTTGATGTAGTTCATTAAACGAGCCAATTGCTTTTTGCGAGTTTTGACTAATATTGGCACCATATTCGTCCATCGAAGCACGTTGGCGCTTCAACTGGTCACTATGCTCCTTGCCGGCTTTAATCGCAAAATAAGTTGCTGTCCCCACAGCTGCTACACCTAACACGACCGGGGCAGCAGCCGCAGCCAATGCGCCAAATCCTGAAACTGTACCTAATGCTGACCCGCCTAAACCTAACAAGGATGCTGAACCTGCTTCTGCACCACCACTAAGGCTAGCAATGACAGTACTGGCCGCACCGCCATCTTTAACTAAAGTGCCAAATAACGGCGATAGTTTAGCAGCACCAACCAATAGTTTCATAGATCCACTAGTTAGTAGCCCTACACCAGAGGTCAATTTCCCAAACATGCTAATCAATGGACCACCAGCTGCAACAGCTAAGCCTGTATTAAGAATTAGCTTCTGCGTTGCCGGATCTAAGTCGCTAAAACGGTCTAGCATATTCTTTAACTCACGAATAATGGGCGTGAGGGTTGGTAGGAATTTCTGCCCAAATTCAATTTCTAAAGCGTTCAAACTAGATTTAAATTGGGCCATAGTGAACTGGCTCGTGTTACGCATTGTTTTGTTGTATTTATCAACGGTTCCATTGCTGTGTTCGATCTCATTAGATAACGATTTGTACCGGTCAAGATTAGCGTCCATCAAGGTCATCCCAACCTTCATGTTTTCCTGACCAACAACGTTGTACATAAATGACTGGCGCTGCTTATCATTCATTTTCTGGTAAGCACCCTGCATTTGTCCAAGAATATCAAAGACGTCTTTCATTTTGCCTTTGCTATCGAATACTTGAATATTGTATTTCTTTAAATCCTTAGCTGCTTGACCTGTCCCTGTTCCAACTCGTGTCATCAATGATGACAGCCCCGTACCAACAGAGCTAGCGTCAATACCAGCAGACTTTAAGCGCCCTGCAATTGCCATAAATTCATATGTTTTAACGCCCATGGCGTGCATTGCAGCACCAGCATTACCACTAATTTCTTTCAAATCGTCTAATGACATGGCTGACTTATGGGTGGCTTCAGTCATCTGATTCATCAAGCTATTACCATTCTTTATTACAGTACTGTTTGAACCCAAGTTCTGGCCAAATTGTTCAAGCATAGAAGCGGTCAGTTTAATAGACTCCCCAGACTGATCGGAATTAGCGGTCATAGTCTTTAACAACTCTGGCATCATTCCCATGGCTTGTTTGACATTGTAACCATTAGAAACCAATTCAAACATACCATCATTGATTTCTTTGGTACCAACACCAAACTCTTTGGACCATTTTAATGTGTCTGAAGATAGATTCTTCATAATTGAGCTTGTTTGGCTAGCAGAGTATCCTTGTGCAACAACTTCCTTACGGATATCAGCTAATTGATATTGATAATCGGAAGCGGCTTTAGTTGCTACACCCAGTGCTGTGACAATAGGTACCGTAAAACCAATAGTGGCCTTACTTCCAAGAGAGCTAATCTTTTCACCAGCATTTTGTATCTTAGTACCCATTATCATGGCTTTGTCAGCTGCGGCAGCCATTTCAGGTGTTAATGCACCAACACTCTTTTGCAACTTGCCTCCTGACAAAACCAGAGCTTGCTGTTCACGTTCAAGGGCAGCATATTTACTTTTAGCTGCTACTACTTGAGCAGAATTATCACCTTCTGCTCGTGACAGACGACCAATTTCACCAGCTGTTGCTGTCATCTCTTGTCGGTTAGCTTGCAACTGCGCTTTATAAGAGTTCAACTTAGAAACTTGAGAAGACATGTGCAGCCCTGCTTGTTCTTGAGCGGCTGATAGCTTACTATAACTGGCTGCAGTTGTCTCTAACCCTTGATTCAACACTTTTAAATTGGCAGCTGCTTTCGGGCTAATATCCACGTCTTTAAATGTTCGCTTAAGAACTTCGGCTTGTGCAAGTGCCTCTTTAGTGATTAAGTCCACGTTAATCTTGACACTACCAGCAATATCAGCCATCTACACACATCCTTTCTATATTTTTCCTTGCTCCCGTAACTCTTTCATCCGTAACGCCTTGTGTGGCATGTCTAAATTAGCTAGCTCGATAGATAGTTCATCTGGTGTCAGCTTGCCGTCGCCATCGGTGTGAGCTTGCTTTAAACCATAAATTAGCTTCATTTGTTTCAAATAAGTTTGCGTATCAGCATCCATATCATCGCTAACCTTGGTCAGTCGAAACCTGATAACTTTTTTAAATTGCGTATCTTCATTAAGACCATCCAACATAGTGGTAAACCGTTCCCAACTGAGGCTATCTCGGTCTAAATCGATACCGTATTGTTGTTGGAACCCAGCCTTGATTAACGATTCGTCTTCATCAAAATCAAAAGACCGCTTACCAGACTTGAGCACCTTGGTTCGAATTCGATCGCGGTCATTATTAATTTTTGTATTAAATATTTCAGACAGTAACTGACCCTTGTCCTCAAAACGTAGCTTGCTCGTATCGTCCAATACCAGCGCTTTTAAGCTGACTTCTACACGCTCTGATATAGTGAGGCCTTCATCCCGAATCGCTTTAAAATAGAGCAACACCATGCGAAATGAAAGGTCTAAACGATACCGATGTTTCCGAAATACGATGCTGTTAGTGTTTATCTCGGTAAAGCTCATTGTTCATTCTTCCGCAATTCTGTAATGGACTGTAAGTACTTGTCGCGATAATCAGAAATATCCGTATGTTGTTCTACGTTAATCATGATTTGAGCGACAACCTTAGCAAATACCACCATGGAATCATTGCAAGTGTGGTATAGTTCCTTGCCAGAATTTTTGCCAAACATGCCATCAAGTAATTGATAAAAGCGTTCCTTAGCTTCAAGCTTATATTTGTTCTGAATATCATCGTACATTCGTAAATAGCGTCGTTGTAGGATTTGTTTCTTATGATCTAACGCCGTCATTGGTTCATTAATCATATCTTTTTCCAATTGAGCTTCTTTATCAGTTAACTCAACTGATCGATGATGTAACTCCTGCTGTAATTTCACCTCAGCCATTTTAATATCATTATATTGATCTGTAAAAACAGCAAATGATTTATCTGCAAAGCTCACCGTGTAACTCTTATCACCAATTTCAAAAGTCATACTGTCACTAGGAACCTCTAATTTAATTACATCACTCATGCTGGTACCTCCTAATATTTTTAATGCTATGTATGACGGATCGCTCCGTCACTTGCCTACATACTCTTTACAATAGCGCCATCGCTAGTAGGCAATGATTGAACATTTGATGGCGCTGTTATTTTGACGGATTACCGCTGTCAGTTGGCATATTAGCCTTAACACCCAAAATAATCGCATTTTGACAAGGCGTATCCTTCAATGCTGCTGTCATAGCATCCGGGTCGCTTGTCTTGATAACAGTTGGTGATGAATTGTAGTTCATCGTAGTTTTAAAACTCCCGTTGTCATCAGCAGCACCACCACCATCGTCAATATCGGTAAAGGTCCCCATACCTGATTCAATTGAATTGGGGGTTAATGAGCCATCGTCCTGTTGTAGCCATTGCACTTTGCGGAACATCCGTTCACGTTGACCGCCGGTTTTTTGCTTCATATCAGCAATATCATCTTGGGCCGGATTACCAATTGAACGATCCCCCGAGATATCATAACTAGAAGTAACACCAGTAACGGTGTTACGTTCTTGACCACCACCATTCATGTAAGCGGCGGTCTTCTTTTTGTCAGTATACTTAGGCGTCACGGTCGTAATCCCATCCGCCAGGTATAACCAGGTTACGGTTTTATCAGCTCCGGTCTTGCCTACCCAGTACTCGTCTAGATAGTTTTCTTGAATTGACCCTTGAACATTTCTGTCATTCGGGTCAGTTGTTGGTGTTGTAGCATCAGCCATTTTGCATTCCTCCTAAATTAAATAATTACTTGTACACTAAAAGCGCCTTGATAGACACCATACTTTTGAGCATCTTGACCATCGCCATCCTGAACAGTGGCTAGAAACTCCGGTGAGGTTGTCATCTTAGCGCTTATGAATTTGAAACTTCCGTTCTCACTTTTGATTGATATCGGTGTTGCATTCTCCATGATGTCCATAATGGCACTGAGAGTGTTAATACAAACAATTCCGTGTGGATGTTTAGCAGTGATTGCAAATGCAAAACTACGACGGCGGCGACCGTCATAATATCGCGTTGCTGGTCCAGCAGGCTGCAATGTATAACTCAGTGACATTCCAGGAGCATAATCGTTACCCAGCGTTAACGTATCAAACAGCTTAACGTTAGCACTGATGTAATCAGCAACCCGAACATCCAAATCAAGGTCAACTTGACTCACTACGTCGCCCCCAATCCGTGTGCCACGAGCGCTGCCCAATTGTGACCGTTAACCAAATAGGCTTTATCAACCCAACCCTTTTGCGCTAACGCATGCTTAGTGTGGTTATAATTCAAGGGCCGATCCGTCACTACTTTGTGATAGCCACTTCGTTGGCCCATTGAATCTGGTGCTTTCACCATGACTTTACCACCATACATATAGGCCGCATACGGCTCTGTCCAGACGATAGTAACGCCGGTACCTGTTTGAATTCTCGATACATGGCCGGCTAAATCACCATTTAGAAATGGCACATATTGATCAGAATCATGCACAATCACATCTGCTAGTCGGTTTGTCAACAAATTAATATTATTCAAACGTGTAACCAATGGTGACAAGTCTACTTTGTTAGTCATTGCAGCACCCCTTCCCAATGATGAACATGCGTGCCGAAATCATAAATAGGATCAAGACTCTTCACGATTAACGATTGGTGGGTACTTTGTACTTCAACTTTGTCGTTAAGCTTGGGCAACCTATCTAGTGGCGTCGAGTTAGTTGAATCCACAATTAGTGTATAGGCCCCAGTAACGACCTGTACACTAGCATTGCCAATAACAGATTGTACTGACACCGAGGTTGCAGGTTCAACTCGTACATGTCTAATCGCGTAGTCATCAGATCCATCGCTATCTGAGCTGGTAGTCCATGAATCCTGTTTAGCTTTATTAGCGTCGCAGGGGGTCACTTTGATAGCATCATCTAACAACTCAATGGGAATTGGATCAATAATATCATCCATTTAGTGCACCCCACGATACAATAGGCCAGTTGGTCGTAAGTAGTTGATTGCCGCATTGGAGCGTTGTGCCGTACTACGTGGCAGTGTCGCGGGTGATGACTTCTCATAACTAAATTTGCCTATCGTCACATGACTAATCCCTTTAGCCGATTGTTTAGCGTTAGCTAGTTCTTCAACCCCACCAGAATCAATAAACCATTCAATCTGAGCACAGACAGCCTTCTTCACATTAATTCGGTCAGCGTCAAGTGGCAAATCATCAAGATTATGCGAATCGAAATAATAATTTGCATATTGATTGACCATCTCTTCGGCCCGTATTTCCAAACGTTCAAACTTAATATTTGCTGGTACCGCCTCACCAAAATAAACATTATCGTAAAAATCTTGATCTACTATCGGCATCTAATCACCTCTAACTAGTAGTTACACTGGTGCCATCAGCGGTCGCTGTAGCTTTAACATCTTGTGGAGCAGCAGGCTTAGCAGCAAGAACCGTAAATCCGGGAACATCTACCTTGTCACTCGTTTGACTACCGTCCACATAGGCAACCTGATAGTCACCAGTAGCGACAACTGTTCCAGCTGCTAGGCCAGTAATTGCCACACTAGTTGCATCACCAGTTGCAATTGCCGTTTCGTTGCCCTTTTTATAAACATTCAACACTTTAGCCATTCTACATTCCTCCTAATTTTGATTGCCTACTTTGCTGTGATTTTCGCACCGTCATTCGTAGGCATTGTTTTAACATTAGACGGTGGCATTATTTTGACGGCGTACCAGATGCCGGCGTACCAGATGCCACAGCTTTACCCTTATTGGATTTTTTAACCGTAGCATCCTTAGTGCTGGTTACGTTTTGGTTAATAACAGTACCGCCTTCGACATCAAATGGATTAACGACTAACAACTTAGTGTCATCATAGATTGCAACACCATAATGTTCATCGGCATTAAACTTAGTGATCTTATGATCCATATCGCGACCCTTTTCAGAGAGAACATTCCGCTTCATGTAGGTACGCATTGCACCCGGCTTAACTGCCACAGCGGAGCCTTCTTTGATCTTACGCGACCGTACAATTTGCCATCCGAGTAACTCACCAAATGTGCCATTAATCAAGATGTTGTCACCTAAATCAGTTGCTCGCGTCCAGTTCTCAGCAGCAGCCTTACGTAGTTTATTGACATCTTTAGGGTTCATAAACAATACGCCGGTTGTCGGTGAATCATCTTCTACCGCGTACTCACTCGTATCATCATTAAATGCAGCTTCAATTGCATCGACCATATCCAATGACGTAACATCAACGCCAGTGCTTAACGTAAGCCGTGATTTCATTGCAGTAGCCAAGATATCATTGTCAATCTTAGATGCGATTGCCATCGTAATTTGTCGCTGACCTTCACCCACTGGATCTCCATATCCAGACAGAGCGGCTTCGTCAGTAATCTTGACACCTTTACCTGCTTTCTTAATCGTGAACATGTCGGTATCTGTTGAAAGGCTAGCATAATCAATAGCGCCACCTTCATCGACATCCGTTGCATCTCCGATATACTTGTATCGAGGTACGGTTACATCAGTACCTGGTCGACCTTCAAGTGTATTGTCAACAGGTGCAATAGCGCTAAAACGAATTGCTTTAGGTAATTTAGCACTAATCATCGCAGTCATAACTTGTGGATCAATCAGGTTATCTAATACAGTTGTTTCATCTGCCATGTGTTATTTCCTCCTAATTATTTGTTAGTTTTTTAACAGCTTGCTTGTAAACATCAGGGTGCTCTAGTTTCAGTTTTGCAGCTTCACCATAGCTAATCTTTGACAAATCTGGCACCGCAACGTTACCTTGACCACCACTAAGGTTTTGACCAGCAACCGCCGTTCCTTGCGCTGTTTCTACACCCTTAAATGCTGGGTTACGCTCTAAGACACCAGTTAAAGCTTCATCGATTGTTTTCACACCATTAGCTTTACTTGCTAAGTCAGCCTTAGCGAGCGCCAGCGCATCACTTAAATGATCAGCATCAACTCCTTGTTTAAGAGCAGCTACTTGAGCTTCTGCAGTGTCAGCACGACTAGTTTCTTTTGCAAGTTTACTGGTAGCCTTGTCTAACTCACCGGATTTAGCCTCCAATGCACTCTGATTAGCCGCTACATCTTTATTATGTTGTTCAACGACACCTTTCAAGTCATCCTCGTTATCGAACCCAAGTGACTTTAATAATTCGGTACGCGCTTCTGTGGCTACCTGTTTAGTATCAATTGGCGTAGGAGTCGGTACTGGATCAGTAACCGGCACTGGTTCAGGTGTTGGAACTGGATTATCTTCTGCCATATTTATTGCTCCTCTCTAAATTAAGGTATAAAAAATAAGCCTTTTAACGCCATGCTAAGGGCACTACTGTTTTTCTCGATTGTATTGACGTACTAGTCCATGCTTATTAACAAACTTACGAGTAACTGACTGACGACGTCTCACTAATCCTTGTGCAGCCGTAACATCACTTTGATCGCCAAGCTTTCTAGCTGCTATCAATTTACGCTTAGCTTTTCGTACCTCACGTTCAAGTCGTCGCTGAGTTTGTTCTAATTGATACCTAGCAGCATTGTCATCATCTGACTGCTGTGGCACTGGCATTGAACCGTAGCCTTCGATATATGGAATCGTATAATGTCGGCAATTAATGCCCCCAATGCCAGTAATCGTACCGTATCCCGTTGTTGATTCAAAATCTGGATACTTGTCCGTATCACCATCCAATGAGTAGACATGGTCTTGATACTGCAAGTGGCTTGGCCGACAACCAATATGTGAACTAACTTTAACTAACGAGCCATACTGACGATACCTAAGTAACTCTGTATCATTCGTAGCACTATTAATACTTGAGTTAACCACTGTCCGCACATAGACATCTGGTGACCATTTTCGACCAGCTTTATCAACGAGTGCGGGTACACCTTGTTCTGCCCATTGCTCACTAGCTTTAGCTATTGCTTTGATGGCAGTTGTACCACTATCAATTGACCGCTTTGCATCACCAACAATTCCCCTAAACATCTGATACGCATTAACGCTCATATTACGTCTAGCAAGGTTCAGATAATTATCCGTCTCTGTTAACTGGTCATCAACAACTTGCTTAAACTGTTGCGAATCCTTGATTGAATCCACTTGCTTTCCAGTAACCTTTTTAAGCCACTTTTCAGCTTGTTTGACATTATCTTGACTAATTGTACTAAGCCTTGCGTGCAATTGCTTAGACGCATGCTGTGTAGGCGAGACAGTTATTTTAGCAGTATATTGCCTAACATCATCTGCATGATTAAGTAATTCGTTTATCCATTCATTATCGGTATCATCATGTTTAGATGCTTCATTTCCTATCAGGTTGATAATGAAAGACCAAATCAAATCTTCAACATTAGCATAGTTGTTAGCATCTTCATCCGAATAACCCGATAAATCCCATGGTTTAAGCATTACCCTCACCATCTTTACCGTTACCACCGACAACATCTTCAATTGCACCTTCAGCATTTGCTGTTTCTGCATTGATTTGGTCAAGAACCTGTTGAGCCTCAACATCAGTAATTCCATTGGCGCGCTTGATTGCTTCTAGTTGTGTCATGACGGGGTGATTGCCATTAGCTTTCATGTAATAATCCAGATTATCATTTCGGTCTTTGGCAATCGAATCATCAAAGTTAACAGAAATATCAATATCTGTTTGACCTGAATATTGTACGCCTGAATCATTTTTAGCCAGCTCCACAATAATCTGGCAAATATGTTCAATTGCTTCTCCAATCAACGTTTCATGACTGTTTTTGGATTGATACGTATCACTATTCTCACTGATTACCGCTGTCGCTGTGATAACACCCTGTTTGCTGTCAAACGTAAACATATCTGCGCTGAAACCAATTTGTGAAGAGTAGAAATGCAACAAATCATTGATGCCAGCCACAATTGCTTCATTTCGCAGTCCTAATGTAATATCAGTCGGTTTCACTGACTCACCATCACCGCCACTCATTGTCGTGTTGTATGCCATGTAGACATCTTCACTCCAATCAACATAATACCGTGTTTTACCGGTTTGTGGGTCAACTTCACGTTTCAATTGATTTGCTGGTGCGGCAATACGCCGTTTTCCTTTGACAAATTCTTGGAATAACAAGTCATAGGCTTCATCTAACTGGCGCAATGTGTCTATGGCGTTAGCGTAGATAGGAATACCCAATGGACTGTCAATGTGCAAGTTATTAGCTAAATTTGGCTTTAAATAGATAAACGTCGGCCGTGAATAAAGCTTTTTGGAATACCTAGTTGGTTGCGGTGACATGTTTTTGAATGCATCCGGCAAGTTACTCCAATCATCAATTTTCACACCCAAGTCATCATTGCTATTGGTCGTGCTCTTGTAGACTTCATTAGTCACGACATAGTCCGTATCTGTTTCTTCATGCCATTCCAATAACGTATAGTAATGACTGTCACTCATGAACTTGGAGGCAATGACAGCTTCACTGGCACCATTAGCATCTGACGTGATTGGATAGAATGCATCAGCGGTAGCAAATCGAATCTTAACTTTACCACGATCGGTATATAGACGAATCACAATACCACCAGTTGCGAACATATATTCTAAGTAACGTTCAAAATTATTATAGAAATGATTGTCCTTCAAGGTTTGCTGTACGAACTGATTCTCAATCGTTTGATAATCATCTGGCGATGAAGGATCATCAGGATTCTTCGCGTTCTTTGGGCTAACAGTAATAACAGCCTTTTGATTGAATACCAAACTTGCCATCTTCTTGGCGGCAACTTGTCCCATGTTTAATGACATTTTCTGACGATCTAAATAAGAATCGTCTGGTAACTTTTTGTGTATTTTCAACCATTCCGGTGTTGACTGATAAATGCTAAACCACTTAGCAATCAATCCATACTGGTCATCATCCGCCATTACCTTCTTATGGTCAGTTACACTTTGCAACTCAGTAGCTAATCCCATTTTGACTAACACCCCCTTTATCCAATCATGTATTCTGTTAAACAAGGCTAGTAACCTCCCTTGTATTTCTTCGTAAAGTAATTAGCAGCGTATCGGCACTCGTCCATTGCATGGTTATTAGCATCGACCGGCTTGCCAGTTGTTTCATCACGCACATACATACCAAGTTCTTTAACAAAGTGATAATTATCATAGCTCTGATTTGCTAGTCCACTATCCGGCGTATCAACCAAGACAAACTGACCATCTGCAATCAATGATTGTTGCCGCTGAATGCCGACTTCAATTCCTTTAGAGTTACCAACATGATCATGCCCGTTGTTATCCGCCTTACCAGCCTCGATGCCAACCTTAATTAGCTCTTGCCGTAGTGCTAATGAAGCGGGGTCTACTAACACCATTGAGTAGTGCAATTGGTATGTGTTAACACACCACAAAATAAATCTTCTCAATTCTGTGGCATACGTACTCATCGCCTTTGTTTGTCCCGTTTCCGTGCCACTATGATAATAATTGGCAACACGGTTTAAAACAAACTTAAAACGCCCATCAGGTTGACGGACGCGGGTAACAATATTGCAACTCATTGTTGTGGCATCATCTTGACCAGCATCACCAGTAAAGTACATTTCTACTGGTTGCCCAATTAAGGTATGGTTAGTCATACTGTCTTGGTCAAACTGATCATAGATAATTCCCTGTGGCATGACTCTTAATCCTAACCAATCACGCTTGTACAGATATGGATTTTTCTTTAGCTGTGTCTCCATCTCAGTCAAACGCTTGGTTGTCATCACTGGGTTATCTGACATCCGCCAATGTAACCAATGCGCATCGCGCTCATCAAAGAATTTGATAATTGGGTCTTGTGGTGCTGGTGGGTTAAGGTCAGCAAGATGATAACGATACTTAGCTGCGGCTGTCCGCCGAAAGGTTTCGTCAAGGAACTCGCTGTTTAACAAGTTGATTTCAGAGTACGCGACTGAACCTAATGACATCCCACGGATAGCATTAGCACTGTTTGACTTGGCCCCACCTTTGAAGTAAATCTTCTTTTTTCCACTCGGTAGGTCTAAAGCTAAATGATCGCCACCACGATCACGTCTCAAATGACTAGCACCATCAAATATATAGGCTAGTCCCATGCCATCACCTTCGATAAACAGGTTATAAGCAAGTTCCTGGTTATAGGCGCTGACTAAATGGTTCTCATCCGTTGTTGCCAAATAAAACAGCGCTAACCGGGCATCATCTGCCGCCGTCTTGCCAGCACGAATTGAACCTTCATTCACATCAAACAGATGGTCGAATGGAGAAAAAATAAACGTTGCCTGTTTCTTACCATATTGAATACTACTTAGTGGTGTTTGCATCGTCTTCTTCCTCCTTAGGTACTAACTGCTGTGCTCCTTTGGCTAAAGCTTTAAGCAATGGATTTACATGACCAACGCCTTCAAGTTCATTAGCCTTATGACTACTAATACGTGCCTCAGCTTTCGCTTTATCAGTTTGTGCTTCATTAAGCTGCTGGAAGCTTTGATCACGGTATGCTTTCGGTTTACGATTACGTAGCCAAAATATAGCTGCATTAACATCAGGTGGAAATTCATGAACATTTTCAGTCTGCTGAATGCGCTTATATTCCTTTACTCCCGCAATGGCAGCGTCATCAATCTCTTTCTTAGAGGCCTCTGGGTGCTTTAATTTCCAAGCATTGCTAAAACGTCGCCTTTCCATATCAAGTACGTCATCGTCTTTATGAACCATGCGATACATCTTGTCGGTTGTCGTGGTTCCCATAGCACGCTTTAATAGTGCATTCTCAACTTGCCGGTCTACAACATCCTTGCCTTTTCCTATGGTGTCCGAAATGTCCGAAAACCTTTTTTTCCATGCGTTCAGCGTCGAGCGGCTAATCCCCATGTTATGCGCTATCTGCTCATCAGTGAGACCGTCACGAGCCCAGCCACCAATTCGGACAAGCCCATCAGGAGTTAACCATTTTTCATACTTAGCCATTACATACCACCACACCTCCGTTAATTGGAATTAGTCATCGTTATTCGACTACGACCCAGTCATCAGCTAGCATATCAGTTTGACTAGCTAACCATGGAACTCGATCCATAGGTGCATTCGGATTGTTCGTGCGTAGCCCAGTCGTGTCAATATAAATGAAATCGTGAGTCATAACCTCATTAAAACGATTGTTTGGTGTGCTTAAAGATTCTCCTTTTTTCAACTTAATGAAGATTCCTTTACCGTTCCAGCCTTTACGTGCAACACAGTTACCCTGTTTTAATTCTTCAAGTGCTTCTCCAAAATTCATAATTGCTTCCTCCTTATTTTTTTCCAAACTAAAAGCGCCATGCTGTTTAGCACGACGCTTCTTATCCTTACACCACTTATCTAGCCGAGCATCAGCCTGCACCCATTCAGGCGGCTCGTACCCATATTTGCTGTGAATCATTACTGCCATGACGTCACTCCTAAATTTATGTATCAAAAAACTCCCGCCAATAAGCGAGAGCAATTTAAAGGATTACTGAGAATGCCTGAGGGAGCCAAAGCCCCCTTTCAGTATCTATATACAATACCACAGCGCGCATGTTCCTGCATGCAATCTGGTGGCCAGTTTAATTGCGCGTCTTATGTAGGTGCCGTCCAGTTTTTATCACTGAACAGCAAGCAAGTAAGCATAGATTTATTGTTGATTCAAATATTCACGCACTATCATTGCGTGCCTACTTGCTTAATGTGCTTGGTAGGGATTTGCACCCTACATGATGTGTGGACGTACTGGTTGTCAACCAACACCCGTTACTCACACCTAACTGTGCGTCTACCTATTCCGCCACAAGCACACGCTGCCTTGTCTATGGCCAAGCAGCTAAACCAATATCGCCGGTAGGCCTCGAACCTACATCCCATTGTGGCTTGCCAATTAGCCCACAGCGATACTCGCATTCAACGGCCGACGTTAAACACGAAGACTAATGCCGGCGGCAGAGAGGAGCGCATCACCCCTTATAAATCCGCCGGCTACACAGATAGCTGGATTTGAACCAACATAGACGGTTTTGGAGACCGCCATCTTGCCAATTAGATCATATCTGCTTAATAGACGGGCAACCGTATCGATTTAACCAAGGAGGTGATGTAGCCGTAAATTTGTCCCCGTCTAACGTAGCCTGCTGGACTCGAACCAGCGACAACCTGATTAACAGTCAGGTGCTCTACCAACTGAGCTAAGGCCACAATAATAATCAATTAGAGCTATCAGAAAAACGTTTATTTGTCGCCCTAACCAATTATCGATAATACTAATTTACCACCAATTTATTGTTATGAAGTCCGGCTTGAGTTCGGAAAAAGTTCGGTTAAAGTCCGGTTTGAGTTCGGTTTTGATAAATGTTCAGATCTTCTAGGTAGTAGCTCTGCGCGAACTGTAGCATTGCCAATGGCTTCCAGCGGTCAAAATACTGCGTCTTGCTGTAGCCAATATCCATGTAGCACATCGTGTCACTGTATCCTTGCAAATATAGCCGATCTAATATCTCCTGGCACTCATGATCACACCGGGCCATGGCCTGAATAGTCTGTCGGACAATCTGCTCTGCATACAGGCGGCGTGTAATTCGATCCTCGGCCGAATTACCAGCTGGGGCCGACTTAGGCATGCCATCCATGCTAGGCGATTTTAAATCAGCGACCGAATGGCCGGACGCCCGAACTGCTTGCGGTAACTTCTTATCCAGGAACCGCCGCACCTGTTTAATTGTTTTCTCTTGGTCAATTGGTGGAAAAATTTCATCTGAAATAACTTGCTGTTCGCCCATCATGCGCCCCTCCGCTTTCGTATGCTATAATTAATTTTGTAGGAATCAATCGTAGCGGCGTCAGTGATGGCGGCGCTTTTTTATTTATCTTCATATGCCATAGGATCGATTTTCAAAGCCAGACGGTAATAGTTTTCTGCTACTCTGGATTGCTGGTACATGTAAGCATCCGTGTCATTACCTCCGCTAGCCTTCCAATCCAGCATCCGCTGATTCAAGTCCGTCAAAAGTTCAAATGGCAGTTTAGGCGCCAATAATCCAATAATTTCAATCGGCAACATTACCGGTCACTCCTGTCCTAAATGGTGGTATTATTTATTATTGTCAAAATACATGCTCTATTGTAAAATAACGAAGGACTTACTTTAACGAAGTCCCCCCATCCTCACGTCAACCTTCATTGATGTGAGGGCTTTTTTATATGTTATACTAACAACGTTCATTCGAGTGGTCCTGTGACTGGTCGCCCTAGTAGGCGGCTTTTTGTTTACTCTCGCACTCACTCAACTCCATAATGTCAGCAATGAAGTCCTGGCCAATTTGTGCCTGTTGCTCAGTCGTTAGTGCCGCGTTCATTTCCAGGTTGGCAATTATGGCTTTCATTTGAATTGCTTCGGCGTGTTCCTTCATTCGCCGGTGCTTCCGTTTAATCGTTGAACGCTTCTTAGTGTGTTTAGGCATAACTCACAATCCTTCCGGTACGCGCTCTTTAATGTACGTGTCAAACTGTCGTTCAATTTCATGACTCTTTCTGGCTAACTGATCCACTGTTTTAATGTGCTCACTACCAGTCCGGATTAAATACCCACGAAGCCAGCGCAATGCGTCCTCGACGTTTTTACAGTGTGCTAAGGGTGCTTCTACCAGCCGATTAATACCAGACTTTTCATCGTAGCTAGTTACCGGATTACCATGGCTGTCTAATGACATCCTGTTAACCTTAACTTCGTATTTGTCACTAGTCAGATGATACTGTCCAATTTTCATATCAATCATGTTTATTCGTCCTCCGTAATTTCATCTATTTCTACTCTAGGATTTCGTTTATCAACGGCAAATTCGTCCTGGAATCCTGTGATGTGCTTTCGATTATCGTTGCCTAAAAGCCCAGCCTTCATAAAGCCGTCCAGCACAAACTTTTTAGCAAACGCGATATTATCCGCATCTTTCCGGTTGTTCTTCGTGTACCACGTAAATTTAAGCTTGCAAGGCCAGCTGAATTCGACTCCAGAATTTCGACTTGCTCGCGCATATACACTACATAAGGCCGTGTACCGCTTCTTTAGTTTAGCTGCGGCGTATCTGTTGGCCCGTTCAGCCTTGATGTACTCATTTAGGCTAGGCAACTCGCCCTTGATCACGACTTTGCTCATACTTTCGGCACCCGGCTAATGTAGTAGCCACAGACAATGCCATTTGAGTAGCTTGCTTGCCTTATCGATCTAGCTGGGGCGTCGATCTTATCACCTAGCAAATCAACTGTTTGTCCAGTAATAATTTCGTTGGGATTGTCGTACTTTTCAGCACGCCAGTAGCCGTACCGCAACGGCAAACTGTACTTGTGCACTAGATAGATAACCCGCTGACTAATATAGCCAGTCTCATCGGTCAACGCCCTTATCGTATGGTTACCATCACGATGAGCACGGCGAATATCTCTAATTTGCTCACGTTCCTCAGCTTGGGGATCTGGTAACATACTAGCTAAGTAAGCTTCATCACTGCGTACCTTAGTCCCAGGCTTAACCAGTCTAACCGGGAACGGCCATTCACCAGATTTGTAGTTATGTTGCGCGAGCTTAAACATTTCCGGTTCGGGCCCCATTGCTAGTGGGTGATCGATATCGGGTCTGTCAGCATTAATTACTAGCACCTGTGTTTCAGTCATGCGCTCACCCCTCTTTGACCATTGACTTCGATTTCAAAAATTTATTAGCAAAATACTGCTGCCCCTTGCCCGTAATTAGGGGCGTAAAGCGTGTCTTTGAACCATGGTTAGTGGTGATCACGGTTTCTCTCACTTCCATGATTCCCAGCTCCATCGCTCGTTGGGTCGGTGAGTTGTAACGTTTCCCCATCGCTATTAGGTAGCCATGAGTTCTTAGCCAATCGAACAAGCGGTTTTGACCAGTCTTAATACTGTGCTGGCGTAATACCTTAGCAAAATTACCAACGCTGATAGAATCGTCTGAGCCTGAAACTGCTTGGCCTAATCTAGCTGGCCCTTGCAGCTGTTCATTCTCCAGTTTCAGCTGCTCGTTTTCCCTCATCAGAAACCCATATCCGCGCTTAACAACCTCCATAGGGCTGTTCCATCGTCTTTCAACAGCTAGGAAATAGTTACGATAACGGCTACCATTTTTGTTTCTAACCATCATTGCTAATTGCTTAGCCATGTCAAGCGTAATAACATAATCGTCAATTTCCCGAACGGCCCCATTGTTGACAACCGTACTTGATGTACACTTGTCAAAATCGACCCCTTCATCAAACAAAGAAAAATTATTTTCGACCCAGCGACTAAAGCGTTGTGCGATTTGTAGCCCTTTATATAGATCCCGGGCAGACACCAACTGCCGCCCATCTTTTTCAGTGATTTTAATCAATTCATTCATGCGCTCACCTCCGTTTGCAATCCTTGTCTAGCTTGCTCTAGATCAATAAAATACTCGGCTGACTTACACCAACATTGGGTCAAATCAAAATTTAAGCCATCCCGCTGATATTCAATAATTAAAACTTCGAGTGCAAATAGCTTGTACTCATGAGCGCACACTTCATCCTGCGCGCTACCGCCAGCCTTTAAATGCTGCTTCATGCGCTGCTTAGTCCAGTGCAATGCGGCCGGTTCATAGGCATGGTTAGCGGCTAACTTGACTAATTGATTACCCCAATTCATTTAGCTTCCTCCTGACTGTTCATGAACGCTAGGAACGCCTCGTCGCTCATATCGTCCTGCTGGTCATCGCTTGAGTTTGACTTAGAATCCGCCTGAGAAGCATCACTTTGCGCCCACTTTGGCATAATTTCCTTACGGTACGGCTTCGAATAACCACCCGGTTTATTAGCATTAGCCAATCGTTTATCGTGATCAGCAGTTGCTTGTTTAGCCTGTGCCAATGTCGTAATCTTTCGTTGCTGCCAACCCTTGATCACTGCACGCAAATATTTTAAAGCCCCCCGCGACTGCACATCGTGTTCACCAGCAATTTGAATGGCGTAAGCCACCAATTCAGGTTTAAGCACCGCGAGCCATTCATCAATTTCAGGACGAGCAACCCCGTTCGGAAATCCCCACAGGTTGGTCCAGTCGTTAATGACCTGCTCGCGTGTGACACCCGCGTCATCATCATAAGAGTCAGTATCAGTCAAGTCAGGGTCAGTACTAGTAAGTTCTTTATGTTCTACTGGTTGACCTCCACCTTGCCCAACCGGTTGACCTACTTCATCTAAACCAGTTGACCTACTTTTATGACTTGTAGTTGGGTTACTGGTTGGGTAAACAGCTGACCTACTATATAAATTAATAATGCGATATTCAGGTGGTTTCACATTTTTCTTGCCTCTAACGTATTTAATTAGTCCTAGTTGCACTAATGAGTTGCGTGCTTTATCGAGTCCGGGTTCGGATAGTCCTGTCAGACTGAGTAATGCCGAATTTTTCATGCGAAACTGAACGTCCAACTTGCCTTCGTCGTTCGCATAGTCTAGTAACTCGCGATACAGATTATTTTGGCCGTTAGAGACACTCGCTTCATACATTTTAAAATTACGGTACGCTCGTCGTTGTTTGAAGTAATCCAAATTCGTCCCTCCTTTACTCATGGGCCTTTCACCCGTTCGGTGGATTCAGTCACTGCTGCATTCAAGCCAATTCTGTTTAGTCAATCTATGAGTAAGTCGTCTGCACTAACGACGCTCTCTAACTTTTTGGTACTACGACAATAAGCACAATGTCCGCATTGGATAGGATCTGCTTCGCCTTTAATGACATTTTGAATATGCTGTTGAGATTCCAATACCTGGTTCATAGCATTAGTAAGTCGGTACTCCGGTAAATCAATAGCCTGCTTGTCTGGTGGATCCTGTTTGCTTACTGCCACGATGTACGGTTTACACGTCACACCAAATTGCTGCTTAATCAACTCTTGATAGACTGCCATCTGAAGTGGGTAGTTATACGCATATACAAACGGTTCTTTCTCACGAGTTTCTGGATTCCAATACGCCTTGTATATGTCATCGGTCGTCTTGAGATCCACGAAGTAACCTTGTTTCAAATTGAGGCAATCAATCTTGCCCTTCCAGGGATAACCACCGATTTCACCAGTTACAATCACTTCCTTATCGCCTTGATAAAGAAGATTAAAATCATGGTCGTCAGATAAGGCTTCAATCATGGATTCAGCAGTTTTGAAGTCCTTTTTTAGGTGGCCCTTGCTCGGTCCTCGGCTTGAAATTGCTTCGGGGTGTTCATCAACGAACTCCGCATGAGCCTCCTCGCTCTCAAAATAGCTGTGAAGCCAGTTTCCAACGACTAACGCCGTTGATTTCATACATGGTTCCCATTTACCCTGCAACTCGGCTAACGCTTCTGCTTCACAGGCTAAAAACTTCTTGAACCATGTTGCTGACATAAATGATTGATCTGTCCAGCGATCGTAATAGTTAGCTGGCGTCAAGGTCTCCGAGGTTGTCGAAGAGGTTTTGCTGGTCGACTTCGTCTTTGACAGGTTCTTGATCATTGCTTGATGCCTCCTTTGCAGCCGTTCTAACGGGTTCTTTAGCTGGTTCGGCAGATTCTACCTTCTCGGCTTTATTCTCTGCTACATCAGCTTCCAATGACCTTTTAGTCGGTGTTACGTCTTTTCTATCGTCATTCTCATATTCGTTGCTAGTGGTTTCGTTAACTGCTTGCACGAACAAATCGTTATCACTTGAGCTGTTAATGTAGAACTTAGCAGCTCGATTAATTACAGTCCGTTTAGCCATCTCTTCTGGGAACTCGTTTTGAACCTTCTTCGTCTTAGCGTGGCTCCAACTGGTGTCGATGTCCTTTTTTGTCATAACCGTGTATGTCCGGTTCCCGTTGATGTCTTCGATCCATGCAAAGGCCCCGATAATTGGCTTATCTAGGTTCTCAAAGCTTGGTTCGAACTCCTTAACCACCAACACTCCATTTTCACCACCAATCTTGAACGTGTCGTCTTTGTGGACAACCTGTGCCTGAATATCCTTAACGTTTGAAAGACGCTTTACAACGCTAATTGAGCCAAAATAGGAGCGCTGCATGACTAACTGGTTGCCATAAGGAATGAAATAGCATTGGTTTTTAGCTGGGCTCAATCCTTGAATTGCCATGTTCATCAACGCCTTGATAACTGATCCTTGGTCACACTTATCAAGTAATGGTTGGCCCTTAGACGTATCACTCAAAATCAAGTAAGCACTGTTTAATGCATTCCCTACTGAATAATCAGGTGGTAATGACAAGCCTTCGTTATTCTTCATATCCTCAATATTGTTATTAACCATCGTAACTAACTCATTACTCATGCTTCTTCCTCCTCTGATACCCAGTGATAGCCCAGACGTGTCATCATCGTGTCCGTGTCGATGTGTACCAGTAGCTCGTCCCATAGACGGGACTGACCAAACACATCAATCAACCATTGCCAATTAGGTTCCTCACCTTGATCTGGATACAACACACTTACGTCAGTCGAACCAAAAGTGACGATACAAATGGCACTCAACATATCGGCCTGCATATCAGTCGCCCACTGCTTAAAGTCATTGTTATCGATGTAATTTTGAAACAACTGTGCCTTGTCGAACTCGTCACCATCGTAGCAATAGTTATCTGCGTCAAGTACCCAGTCGCGTGAGTCGTTACTTTGCTGCCAATGCTCGTTTAAATCTGCCTGTGCTGGTATCATTTCACCCACCTCCGTGCCAAACGTTGTCTTAACGACAGTTTCGGAGTACAATAGAACTCGAAAATAAAATTATTAAGCGTCTTAGCTGCACGGGTACTCCCAATACTCGAGCAGCTTTTTTTGTACTCAAATTTAGGCTTTAGCGATACTTTGCGTACTTCCAATTCGTTCGACCTCCTTAAATGTGCCAAAAACATTATTCAATTCTTCAATTGTGATTTGCTTGTAAAGCACATTTCCAATCCTGAACGTGAATTTCATCGTCTTCATCTCCTTAAATTCCAAACCAGCTAGCAACTTCATGACGCTTGAACCATAATGCAGTTAGCGCGCAGCCTACTATTGCTCCTTCAATCATTGCTATTTCCTCCTTACGCTCGTATTTGGTTGTCAGACATCCAATTCTCTAAAGCTTTTTGTGAAAATGAATCTTTTGTCCCCTTCTTGAAATGTGGGAATCCAGGCTGATAGTAATAAAAATCTTTTAATGTATCCACACTGCATCCAAGCATACTGGCGGCTTGCTGTTGGTTTAATCCCTGATCCGGTGTGTAATACTCCTTTACCAGCACTTCCAGTTGTGGCATGATTCTATCGGCTACCGCAACAGCTACAGCATCGATAAACTCAGCGTCGTTTTGCATTGAGATCATCATCTCTATCACTCCTTCCTATGTTTAACGACTCCATCTTTAAACCATTTTTTCATTCGCTGTTTAAGCTGATCTTGCATAGACAAATCAAAGCCACGACACACGTATGCGATTAGGTTTAACAAGTAAAGCACTGCATCAAAACACTCAGCGACTAATTTTTTTGGATCATCAAAGTCATTTGGCTTCAAATCCTCTTTGGGTATCGTTAGTTCATCAAGTGAATCCTGAATAGCCGCTAGTGCTTGGCTTAATTCCGGCATAGTTTTAACAGCCATTGCTAATGGTTCCTTCATAATTCGGTCGCCATCAATCACCGGCGTCGTAACGCCGACAAATCGATGTGCCAATTCAATTGCAAAGAATTGATTTTGATTAGGTAACGCTGCTAGAAATGCTGGTACCGATTCTATTCGAATGCGTGCCTGATCATGCCTTTGCTTGTAAATAAGCGTTACTGAGTAGCCTACCTTGCCGCTCAGTTCAATAGGCGCTACGTTGTTATGATTCATTACATCAGTCAACGTACTACCTGCAAATACTGAGCTAGACTGTGTTGACATTCCATCACCACCTTTCAGTTTTATGGGTTTAACCTGAATTAGGAACGCCGGATAATATAATTAAGAGTTGATCATTTCATAGAACTCGTTCCGGTCTCCGTCGTGAATCATAGCTATTAGCTCTTGAAGCTCGTCTTCCGACATCCAGAATGTCTTAGCATTAATCAGACTCGGCGACACTGCTGGGAGTAGTTCGATGATTGAATCGACAAGTTCACGTTTGCGATTTTTAATTGCTTGCATGTTGTTTCCTCCGTTCCTTGAAAAGTTAATAGTTTTGTTCGCTCCTTATGCGATAATTATCATAAGGAGGTGATAATATGAATGATGTATCCGAATTTTTAACTAACTAATACGAGAAAAATAAAGCCAATAATCAATCTTCTCGTCTTGTCGTTCCGATTGGTTTCGACAAGCTTCATCCAAATTGGCGTTTTCAAGCTGCAACTTGGGCTCGTCAAAACGGATTGTCGTTAACACCTGATGGAACCTACTACGATGGTTATAACTTCCGAGTAAGTTAGTATTAACTTGAAGAATAATTTCGGTGCTGTTATTTGTCGGAATTATTCTTTTTAATTTCCACATCAGTCAATAGTTCTTTGATAACAATTGGATCAGCATCAGCGTAAATGGTTAACTTAGGATTCTCCCCGGCTCTCATATTCAAGTTAAGTTCAGTGACTTTCATATCGTTGCCGATGTCCGTTAAAGATATATCATTCAGTTTTACGTCATAACCGATTGGAACATTTTGAATTTCGTTATGATTATCGCCTGTTCGTGTAATACTTAGTTTCATTTTGCCGCCTCCTTTCGCTGCCCCCCCTGCGATATAATGATTGCAAGGAGGTGAATAATATGGGTGATCAACATGTCGTCCCTGATGGACAGGGCGGTTGGAATGTTAAAGGTGCTGGTAATTCACGAGCTACTGCCAACTTCAACAATAAAAGTGAAGCGGAAAAAGTGGCCCGTCGTATTTCTAACAACCAACATTCTGAATTAGTTATTCATAACCGTGATGGTAAAATCTCTCGTAAAGATAGTCATGGTCATGATCCACATCCCCCTAAGGGTTAATCCTTATGTGGGTATGCTTTAACTAAATATCCGGTAGCAGGGGTTGCATCGTCAGTGTTGATCTCTGCTACTTTTTTGCCTTCTGTCGTAGTAACCACAATTCGATCCCAAAATTTGCTATTTAACATGGTTCCATCAAAATCTGGATCGCTTGCTGGATGAATAATTACAACTGGTGTTGCTTCTTTCTCACTCATTTTGCCGCCTCCTTTCGCTGCCCCCCCTGCGATATAATGATTGCAAGGAGGTGATAATTATGGCTATTATGACAATCGCAAAGCTTCATTGTTATCAGTGTGATCATGATTTCCCATTAAACATGTATCAACCAATCACAAAAATCAGTTGTCCGTACTGTGATACAGACGTTGATGGATCAATGATTGAACCTATTCGTAATGCTTGGGCACAAGTTTCCGGCTTAAACCAGGCATTCCACAAACATGAAATGGAATCAGAAGAACCACGTTTTAGTCTCAATATTCATGATGAAGAAGTTCATCTTGAAATTGATGATATTGACAATGAAACTGAATAATTGATTCTAGTTGCCGAGGGTGCATATTAAATTGCTCCTCGACTTTTTGTACAGCAACAAGAACACTATCTAAATCATTTGGGTATGCTACCTCTCGTGCGAACTTGCAAGCTTCCGCATACTTATTTATTGAAGAACCTTTATATTTTTTCTCACTCATTTTGCCGCCTCCTTTGGCTTTGTGTCACTTTTTGCAACTTTCGAGAACAAAAAAAGTGAATCAATTGGTCTCTCAACCCCATCTGATATTTTCTTAGCGACTTTCGGAGATGGTTTCCTTCCATTTAATATTTGAGATAAATATCCATAAGAAATGCCGTTCTTACGGGAAAACGACCGCACTGTCTCACCTTTCAGGCTAATTAGTTCTCTGATTTCATCAGAGTTTTTTACAGGAAGGACTACTGCCATGTCCTCGCCTCCTTTCTTGATTACATAAATTATTATAGTCTTTTGTTTCACTTTTTGCAACCACTTATCACGATAATATTTCACTTTTTACACTCTATTGTTTCACTTTTTGCTATAATCCAGTCATAGAAGGGAGTTTGACGCCATGAGTTCAACGGAAAATTTACGTAACGAAGTGTTAAACTTCGGTCCAAAAATCAAAGAAATAAGAAATAAGAAACGATTTACAGTTAGACAAGCTGCGCTACAAGCAGGAATATCTCCATCATTTTGGTCACAGGTAGAAAATAAAAAACGCGAGATTCCCAAACCAAAAACTCTTCAAAAAATGGCAACAGGTCTACGAATTACTGATGACGAGATTTTTAAACTAGCTGGTATTACCAAAGATCAGGATAACTTGCCTACAAAAAACTCTCACTATTATGACTTAACTGAAAAAGATGAAAAAAGTATCGATAAGGAACTTGAAGATATGATGAACGGGCTCGACTCCAAACATTCTTTATCATTTTTCCAAAATGGACAAGAGCTATCTGATCAGGACAAAGAACTGCTCAAAGCGTCCATGCGCCAAACATTAGAATTATCCAAACAATTAGCAAAAAGGAAGTTCACTCCCAAAAAGTATCGTAATGGAGAGGAATAATAGGAGCTGGTTATATGGAACGGTGGATTGAAGAAGATATTGACCACTTAACCAACAAGTTTGGGATTCAAAATGCTTTTGACCTGGCACACGACTTAGGAATCAACGTTCAGTTCAATAACCTTGGTAGCAATATTTACGGCTACAATAATAACTCGCATCGAATCCCAATGATTGTCATTAACAATACAATTGATGAGCGGACACAAGATGGTGTTTGCTATCATGAAATTTTTCATATACGGCATCACAAGGGATTTAATACGCAGTTTTTTGCAATAAATACTACAAGTTTTTTATCCGATGACAACGAAACTGAGGCCAACAAGTTTATGCTGGCTATGTTGAAAGAGGAATATGGTTGGAGCAAGCAAGAAGATGTATTAGACTTCTTAGATTTTTTCAAGCTACCGCATGAACTGGCTTCGCTGATCTAAAAGCGCTGACCAGATAGGAAGTCATTAAAAGCTAGGGGGTTAGAATTTAATTATCATGGGGATTTCTATTTGGAAAAATATTAATTTGGAGGAGTTTCAATTGAAAAAAATTTTAACACTAAATATTGCGGTACTAACTGTCCTAACTTTAACTGCTTGCGGAAGTAACCATAATAGCACTTCCAATAACCAGCCAAGTAGTTCCACTATTACAAAGAAAAATATGAGCGATGAACAAGCCAAATTGGAATATACAAAATCTGCAGAACAATTGGCCCCTGTATTTCAATCTATTACAGATAGTAATTTAACATTAAATGATAATGTTAGATTAACTGCTAGAAATGCTGATAAGCAGATTACAATCTACAATAATAAATTAGTTAAATATAAACAAAATGCCAATTATAAAGTTATCAAAAATTTCAATGATTCAATAGCTACCTACTTAGGTGATATAGAAGGAAAAACTGTTTCGAGTTCGTACAACACAGATATCAAAAAAGTTAGCAATACTAATAAAGCTGCTTATTCTAAACTTGGGATAGCCTACAACAAAAAATTGTCTGAGGCAGGGAATGCAATGAACGCTAAAATATCACAATTACCCGGCGTTTCTGGCAAAACAATACGTACTACCAATTATACAATCACAATTACTTCGACAGAAATCACGCCACATTTTGAAGGTGGCACTGACTTGATTGTCTACTATACATTCAAAAATACTTCTAAAAATAAAAATATTGAGCCAACTGAATCACTTATCGAGGGTGCTCATTTTACTCAAGAAAGTAAAACGTCAATCAATGACTTGGACCTCGGTAATCCTTCAAAGGACTCTGATGAATGGAGCTCGCTTGAAAAAGCTGCGTCACAAAAAGTTAAACCAGGTGCCGAAGTAAAGTGTATGGGGAGCTATGAATTAGACAATACTGAATATCCCGTCAAAATCCAAGCTACTGATCCAGATAACAATGATGCCAAACTTGGTACAATAACTTTAGAGCTGCCAAATAACTAACACTTCTCGGTCGCTATCGAATGGAACACAGATAATCTGAACGCTAAGTATAACTAGGCCCCTCCTTGGGCTTTCACGCGAGCGTAGTTCAACGGTAGAATGGTTCCTTTAATTCAAATATAGCCTACCTTCCAATGCAGGTTCGACTCCTGCCGCTCGCATTTAAAACTTAATTGGACCTTTAGCTCAGTTGGTTAGAGCAGACAGCTCATAACCGTCCGGTCGTTGGTTCGAGTCCAGCAAGGTCCATTCATGCGAGTGTAGTTTAGTGGTAAAACGACAGCTTATAACACGATTTTTGTAATTTGTCAAATCGTGCGATAATCATACGATTTTAATTTAAAATTACGGTCAATCCCTTTTATATCAACATTTGGTATCATTTGAATATCTTTTGATTTCAATTTCGCCACAAGGAGGTTCATAAGAATGAAAATACTAGATTTCCCCTCACTTGAATTTACTATTCCAAATGAAGGAATTACTCTTGAATATAAAACGGCTAGTTTTAGTTTGCCTAAGAACTTTTGGGACTCATACAGTGCTCTAGCCAATACAGATGGTGGAATGATAATCCTTGGGGTTTCAGAACCTAAAAAACACAATTATAAAATAACGGGTGTTGATGTTCCAGAAAATGTCATTACACAATTTTGGAGTGATCTTCATAATTCTAAAAAAATAAGTGCTGCCCTTACATCAACAGATGACGTTCTCAGATATAAAGCATTTGGCAAAGAAATTATTCAAATATATGTCCCTAAAGCGGCGAATACACAGCGCCCTGTATACATCAATGGTGAAAAAGCGCAATCCTATTTAAGAACTGATGATGGCGATAGATTAGCTAATAACGAAGAATTTAAATATCTTATTGTTGATTCGCAAACATCTGTTGATTCGGAGCTTTTAAGTAATTATACAATAGATGATTTAAACTTGAATGATGTACGCAAGTACCGTGATATCATGTTAGAAAAAGTAGAAGAACCTGAACTTATTAAAATGGATGATGAAAAATTTTTAGAAGATATCGGTGTTTTTAAAATAGACCATTCAAAATCTGATCGTCCTTTATGCATGACTGCCGGTGGCTTGCTTTTCTTTGGAAAACTAAACTCTATCACTTCACGCTTTCCACACTTTCAACTAGATTATTTCAAATATGCAAAAAATAATGATACAGACTGGATTGACCGTATTTCTAGTGGCGATATGAATTTTACATCATTAAATATCTTTTCTTTCTACAATCTAGTAATCGATAAACTGCCTTTAGGGATTCAAGATTCTTTTAATCAAAGTGAAGACATGACTCGTGGTTCCTATTATTCTGATTTAAAAAAAGCAACTAAAGAGGCACTTGTCAATATGTTAATGCATCCTTATTATGATTCAAATTCCACAATAAAAGTTACCGATAAAAAGAGTTACTTTGAATTTTATAATCCTGGGGATATGCGTGTCAGCATTGACTCCTTCATACGTGGACAGGACCCACGCTCAAGAAATTCAGTTATTGCCTCCCTATTCCGAAAAATTGGTATTGCTGAACGTGCAGGGAGTGGAGGGCCAAGAATATTCGCTTCAGCAGAAAGAAATCATTTACATTCACCTGATATTGTTACCAATCCTGATTCGACCCAGATTAGAATTTGGAAAATCGATCTTCTATCTAGTCTTAACGAGAAATACGAGTTATCTAACGATGAAATGGCAATTCTAAAAATTGTAGGGGATCAGCGTTATATATCTACAAGGCAATTAAAAGAAGAATTAGATAAACACTCCTACCAACTAACAGAATATAAAATTAGAAAGTGTTTGCAGACACTACAAGACAAAAAAATTGTATATCATTTCGGAAATGGCCCCTCAACTCGATATACAATAAACTTATCAGAGGAACAGAATCTTCTTGAAGCGACACGCATTTTTAAACAACTTGAAGATACTGCATTTAAACGACACTATTAAAAATAATTAACAGATATATTCAGGAAAATTTTAAGATTAGGTGCAGCACTCAATCTAAATGTTAAGTCCAAATAAGTTTTACTTGGGCTTTCACGCGAGTGTAGTTTAGTGGTAAAACGACAGCCTTCCAAGCTGTAGTCGCGGGTCCGATTCCCGTCACTCGCTTAGTACCCCATTATTGGGGTATATATTTTGAGCTCAAAAGAACATACGTTCAAATAATTCTAATCGGAGGAATGATGAGTATGCCACGACAATGGAAACCTTTAAAACGTCACCCTGGAATCTACGAATATGAAACAAAACGAGGGAAAAAATATGGGATTCGCCGTTCTTATACCGATATTAATCATAAATACCGCACTTGGAGCAAATCTGGTTTTATAACTTGGCGAGATGCTGATATTGAATTAAAAAAATTTGAAGTAACACTTGGAACTGGACAAATCACCGCATCAATTTCAGACACAATTACGCTTCAAGCTTACTTTGATAAAGTTCTAAAGCGAAATATCGACCTGAAACTTTGGCGACCAGCTACCATTACTCAGAAAAAAAACTACTGGAACAATCAATTAAAGCCTGTTTTCGGTAATCAGAAAATCAATGAAATCACTAGGCAAAGTTATCAAAACTTTATCGATCAAATGATCAAAGATGGTTATGCCAAGAACACTATTATTACAACCAATTCTGTGATGCAAATATTAATGAATGATGCTGCCCGGAATGATGTGATTGTGAAAAACAAGTTGAGTGGTATCTCAATTGATGGTGGTAAATCACCATCATCAAAAACAATCACTGAAAAACAGTATAACCAACTCATGGCCGTAGCACCTAGTGTCTTGTCAAAGTACCAATACTGCATGTTAGCCCTGCTAACGCTTGGGGAACGACGCGAAGAGCTTATGGGACTGCAATTCAGTTCTTTTAAGTTCTCACAATGGAATGACGAAGAAGTTTGCGCAATACAATTTAAGAAGGGGCGTACTAATGCAGAACCAGAAGGCGGTGACTTAAAGAATAACTCAAGCTACCGCACAATATATGTACGTGGTGAAATGCTCAATATTTGCCATTACGCCATCACCTATAGTCAAAATATTTATTCAAAGACCCATAGAAACATTAATGATGAAAGTTTTTTATTTGTAAATGAAAAGACAGGTATGCCAATGGGAGTACAGCAAGCAAATAAGGTTTTGAATAAAGTGGGTGAAGCAGCTGGAATTCATATTACCCCTCACATATTCCGACATTACTTTGCTACCATGGCACTCACCAACGGACAAGTTGCAACTGATGTCATGCACTGGTTAGGCCACTCATCTTTGCAAATGACTCAAAGTTACACTCGGGAAAATGTTCGTGGTGCACTTAATGTCTTTAATGGCATGGCTCCTACTCTACTAGGAGATTCAGATGATGAACACCAAAGTTTGTGA